TTAATTCTTTGATAAAATATGTTTGGTCAATTAAATACATTTATTTTTTGCTTTTAGGTTGGTAATATTTAGCCACTTTGTCAACATTTACTAAGTGAGAAGCGAGCTGGGAATCACATTCCCAGACATCGCCTTTCAGTTTAGTTGCAAAGTCTTTTATAAACTCTACTTTTTTCATCTACTATGTTGCCAATGTAGTTAATGCAGCAGAAATAGAAGCTACTTTTCTGAATCCAGTTTTATCAGCTTCACGGATTAAGAAAGCTAATCTTTTACGAGCTTTCAAAGTCAACATATCTTCTGCAAAGTCAGTACCGTTGTATCCTTTAGAAACAACTACACCACCCATTTCATAGATACGTGCAAATCTTGAATCACCTAAGTACAAAGTATTTGCTACTACGTTATTATCTTCTACGATGTTTAACGCTCCAATACGTGGATCATTAAAGTTGAAAACATAATTGTAAGTACTATCTTTTTTCAATTTCAATTTGTTGATATCTGCAATATTCATAGCAACGAAATCTGGTTGATATTTTGCACCACCAACAGAAGTAATATCTTCAGAAACTTTTGCAATCAAATCATAAATGTTTGCATCTGTAATTCCAGAAGCTACAGCCGTGTAAGCTGGTGATGAAGTAATCAAACCTTTCAAGTTAGTTCCTGTGTTATCACCTACTACGATTTGAGAAGCTACTTTGTCTAAAACGTTAGCATCTAAAAACAATTCTAATTCAGCAGCAGCCATCATTTCATCATTGAAAAACTCCTCAGAAACTGGAAGCGAATCGCCGATTTTTTGCAATGCTAATGTATAACCTTTGAATTTAGCAGTTGATTCTGCAAATGCAACACCCTCTGCAACAGAAGCGGCAGCTTTTACTGTTGTAGCCTCATCCCAGTCAACATAAGCAATAGTACCATTATGGTTACCAGCACCAACAGGAATTTTGCGAAATAATTCATAAAGACTTCTTTTTTTACGTTGTAATTGACCAATACCGTCAACTAATGCAACGTGTGGATTTGTAGCGATAGAAGCTCTTAAAGTGTCAGCTTTCAAAACTACTTCAGCGTTTCCACCTTTTGCAATAGCTCTTAATACTTCTTTGTTTTCTTTGATTTCTTCAACAATAGTCTTAACAGTTGTAGTTACTTTCATTTCTTTTAATTGGTTAACTTGTTCTTGTAGGTTTTCAAATACTGATTTTTCAATAGTTTCTTTACCTTTTAAAGCCTCTAATTCAGCTTTTAATGTAGATACTTCAACATCTTGTGCTTTGTATCCTTCAACTTTTGCGCTTAATGCGTCTAATTGTTCTTGTGTAATCATTTTTAAAATTTGTTTAATAATTGGTTAAATTCGTTTTCATTCATTTTTTGAGTAACTTCGATAGTTGGCTCATTTTCTGAAAGTGTGTTACCGGCTTTCATATTATTTTCAAGTGTAGGTGTAACTGGATTAGATCCTATAACAACTGCACTACCTTCAATTAATTTTGCTTCAAGTACGGCCCAGAAATAACCTTTTTCAATTGCTGTATCTTGATTAGCAACTTCAGGAAGGTATTTATTCCAGTTTTCAAATTCTTGTGTACTTGCTGGATTATTTGCACAAAGTAACATTTTAACATAAGACATTCCAACAGAATGATTTTTTACAAAGCCTTTTGAATATTGTTCATACATAAACTCATTTCGGTCCTCTTTTACTTTACTTTCAAAGATTAAACATTCTGTCTTACCATCATATTCAAACCCCAATTGTTTAAAAGTAAATTGCTGAGTAAATACGTTTAAATCTTCACCATCTGCAATGATTTTGTCAAACTCCATGCAGTGTTCTTGCAAATGTACAATATTTTTATTTTCATTTATAGACTTGTTCCATAAACCTTTAATATGTACATCACCGTGAGAATCTAAAAAGTTAGTTGAATTAACTACTACTTTCACTTTTAGTTCTTCTTCAGCTTCCTGAACTGGTTTATTATTTACAATTGCCTTTGTAGTTTCAATAGGACTAAAAGAAAATGTATCTGCCTTTTTAAACGACGCTTTTTTAAATGCAATCAATTTATTTTGATTCTTTACGATAAATTCAATTTCCTGTTCTTTATTTTCGAACGATGGTATTTTCATCTTTTTTGTTTTTTTTTAGTTCTTCTATTTCTTCTTTGGTTATCATAATTCAGTTATATTAATATTATTATCATTTGCTAATATTTGATTTTCTAATTTTAATTTAATAACCTCTTGACGTTCCTTTTCAAATACTTGGTTAAAACTTAAATGATCCCAGCTCATAGTTAATTCAGGATAATTAAATAAGTCTTCTAATGAATCAGTCAACATTTGCCCTTTAGGCTTTAAAACATATTCAACGTGCCTATTTACTGCCTTCTCTTGATTTTCGTATGTACTGCCTTTTAAATTAGCTTCTAACACATCGCGTGGAATTCCATACATTGACCCAATCATAAAATAGTCATTATAGAAACACTCATCTAATTTTAAACGTGCAATATCGTCAACAAAACGTTTTATGTCAATAGGCTTTTTAATAGCGTGAACTTTTTTATTCCCTCTTACAACTCCCTCAATATTTCTTTTTTCCGTATCGGTCATATTAACCGATTCTAAACTTTCACTCTTTGCGGATGCTATAAATTTCTGGCTAAATTCTAAATTAATAGATTTTGCATTTAGTGCGTTTTCTGAATTAGAAATAACTTTATATAACGCGTCAATTCTTGAAACCCCTTTAAAACTATTATTTGAAACGGTATTAGTAAGATCGTAAAATGGTGTTATTTCGCTAATTGGTATTAACTTTGAAGTATTACCAAAACTATATTTAACAGTTCCTTTTAATAAATCTTTGTAAGTTACATTTGATAAAACAAGATTGTTTAATTTATCAATTAAATTACTATCAAAATCAAGTTTAGCAGGATTAAGCCATTGAATAGGTGATGTTTCGTTTAATGAATTGTTAGGAGTCCAAAGATATGCAGTACCTAATTGAACAAAAAACATATAATCCCAAAGGAATTGAGTCCAGTTTTGTTTAAAGTTTGGTTTTTTTCTTTGAGTGTAAAGAAAGTCCGTTTCTGTTGGTGTGTTTATTTTACCTAAACTAAAAAGATCACAGTTTAATGCAAATACTTTTAACGCTGCTGGATTAGATAAAATAACATTGATTTTATCTTGATCGTTCTTAAACTTGTTTAGGTTTGCCTGTTGGTTTATTACCTCGTAAAAGAAATTACCACTTAAATCTCTCTCGATTGTTTGTGGTGCGTTACTTCCAAAACCTATATTAAAATTAAAACCCATTAATTTATTTTTTACAAAGATACTAAATATTTTTTATTATATTCATTTCGAATAGTTTTTGCGTAATATATTCGGTTGCATTAATTAAGTGATCATTTCCGTCTTCAGGTTGCTCCAAAGTAACTCCGAACCTATCTTTTTGGTAACTATAATTTTCTTGCTCAAATTCAAGGTTTTTTGAAGTAGAAGTGTAGTAAACGTTTAAACTTTGCATAGTTCCAATTCTGTCAATTAATCGAGTTTTTCCACCTACCGAAATAGCATATTCCCAACCTGAACGCCTTAAAGCTATTATTTTACTTGGTCTGTTACTATCGCATACAATTGTTTTATCTTTTGGTATATTTAGTTTTGTAAATAACCAACTTACTAAGCCCTCATCTGATTGTGCGTTAATTTGATGGTTTTCTGTAGTTGTTAATGTTTTTCTAATTTCATTTTCAGATTTGTAGTTAACCTCGTGAACGTATAAATTGCCATCGTGGTATTTAACCTCAACAATTGCAAATGGATCAACCAAACCCCAGTCGCAACCGTAATAAATCTGCTTATCTATTTGTAAGTATTGAAAGTAGTCAATAGGCTTCCAATTGTATATTCGCCCTTGTTTTTCAGCTTTTAAACCTAATCCAAATACCTGCCAGTTATATTCGTTTGCTGTACCTTGACTTATATTGTATTCAGTCGGCTCATAGCCTAATATTTTCTTTTTTTGCTCAATTGGTATAAATGGATTGTCTTTAAAAGTAGAGTGAATAACAATTGCATTATCTCGCTTCATAACACTATCCGCCCAATGGTTGCCGACTGGATTGTAATCCATAAAAACAGCTTTTGAGCATCTCATATCTAATTGGTCAAATGTTTCTTTTGATAATTTATAAAATTCATTAAACCATAAATAATCTGAATGGTAACCCATAACTTTTAATTCGTCATCTGTACCCTCGATAAATATCTGTGATCCATTTGGAAATGTGAAATAAGATTCTGATTTATTATAAACTACTTTATCCCAATTCTCTAAAGTTGGATAATACTTTAACATGTCCTGTAAAATTGTATCCTTACAATCCTTTTTAGTAATCCTGAAAGCTGCTAATTTAATACGTTCATTTGACCAAGCTAAAAGCCAAAACAATTGTAAAATACTAAAGGTCTTGCTTGAACGCGAAGACCCTGAATTTATAATATATTTATATTTTCCAGTATTTAATGAATTATAATTTTTCTCAAATACCGTAGTAGCTTTAATCTTCACTTGGTTTGATTATTTCGATTTGAAGGGTATTAGAAACTATCTTTTCACCATCTGTGGTAACGTCTATTTTATCACCGTATTTTTTAGGCTTAAGCTTCCCTAATTCCCATTTTTTAGCGTCTATTTTTAATCTTTGAAGTTGTACCCATCCAGTATCTATTTTACCGCTTTCTGGATCTCTTTGCGGTTCTTCTGAGTAGTCTTGTTCTATGCTTTCAAACTTCAATTCTGTTCTTAAATCCATAGCTCGCGCGTATTGGTTCGCTTTGATTTTATCCTTATCAATCCACTCAAAAAATGTATTTCTATTAGGCATATCCTTTTTAATTAGAATGGATCTCAATGAAGCTCCTAACTCTATTTCAGATATAACCTGATTAAATATTTTATCTTTATCGTATGCCATAAATACAAAGTTACAAAATTAATTACAATCTTTTCTTATTTGTTTTATCTTATCATTGTATTGCCTTGTTACTTCATTTACTGCTGCTGAATTACCATTGCAGTTAAATAAAGCATTTTTATATTGTTTTGTGGCTGCCATTTCTAAGTCATCACAATTTTTTGAGCAGCTTGTTATTCCAATAACTGCTAAAATAAATATTAATTTTTTCATATATAATCATTTGTTTTTAAAATATAAGCTACTAACGAAAAAAAGATACCCATCATAAACCCTATAACTATTCCCTGTGCAAAATCTTCTATCATAATATTATTTTTAATTATTGGCACTTTTTTAATTTAGTGCCGTATTATAGTTTTTAATTCTGTCCCTAATATTGTTTAAATTTGGGACTAAAAAATTTAATCAATTATACATAAATATACTGAATCATTTGCAACATATTGAACTCTCATTAAATCACCTTCGCTTGGTTTAATTCCTTTTGTTGTCAATACTATTGTTTTATCTAAATGTTTATGGTTTTTCATACCTAAGTGAAACATTATAATACTAATTATTGCTATTAAAAAACTTATAAAAATTATTCTCATTTTTCTTCACATTTAGTTGAACAATATAAATCCTTTGTAAATCCTGTATTTATTATTTTACTGCATTTGTGGCATAGTGTAGCACCTTTACCGTTGTTAAATTTATGGATTGGATTAGTTACTTCCCAGTAATAATCACAATTATTTTCATCTATATTAGGACTATTAAAAAACCAAGATTGCCTAAACTTACTCGGTTCAGCTTTAAATCGATAGCAATTATCTTTTATATTGCAATTAATTCCTTTGCACATTGATATATCCATTATATTTTATTTTTTTTTAAATTAATCAGTACATCCTCCACTATTACAACTCGCTCCACCTCCAAAAAAAAAATCAGTTTGCAAACCTATTTCTTTAATATTAAAATAAGAAGTTCCTTGTTTCCATTTTTTCCTTTTTGTTTCCTGTTCTGCAAACCATTGCATCTTTAACGGTTCATCATCCCAATTTTTTCTAAGCTGTTGTTTTGGTTTATGAAAACAACCTACGCAATTACTATCTTGTGGAAAATCTAAATTTGTAGATAAACTCCAAAGATATATTTGGTAATGGTCTATCTTATCATTTACTAAAGGATATTCTAAAACTCTGTATTTTTCAATAACCCATTTATTTCTTCCATTTTTAGAAAAACCATTATGAAATTTAAAATCAGTATTATCGTAATTTACCCTATTCTCTTCATCGTATCTTATTCCTAATCTAGTAGAAACAATTTCTTTTATTTCATTTCTACAAAAATTTGCAATTGGGTTTATTTTCATATCAGTAGTACAAAAACGAGTTCTTTGATTTGGTAAATAATTTTTAGATATTATTTTCTCGAATGTATCTCCAGTTAACCATTTTATTTCGCTTCCTATAACTTGCTCTAAATCTAAAACAACTCTTAACGTTTTATCACTTTCAGCGGTAGCTATAAATTCCATTCCTATTTTATCAGAAACTAATTGAACTAATTTTTTATCTTTTGGAGTACATCTTATATCCTCAATTCTAACTAAAGAAAACACATTATAATCCGCTGGGTAATGTTTAGCTAAATAAGAAGATGTTTTACCACCTGATACGCTATTTAGTGTTTTCATTATTTTTTATTTTTTTAAGTACTTCTTTCGCTTCTTGTTTCAATTTATATTCTTGTTCATAAATCGATAACCTTTGCGTTAATGGTTTTATATTTCTTTTATTTGCCATAATTATTTATTATAAATATTAGTTAAACATTCTCCTTTTAATTTATTATTAAATCTTATCATAAATTATTTTTTTTAACTTGCGCTACACACCATTAAAACGAGTGTGTAGCTGACAGTTAGTGGCAAGTGCTACTCCTCGTCTAATTCAGGAACAATCACACAGTTTTCAGGCTCTTGCTCCAATTCTATTAATTCAATGTGTCCATTACACATATAAACCGTTCCACATTTTGGACATTTAACGTGATACGCAAAGTCTGCGTCTATATGAGAATGATGTCCACATTTACAATGAATATCCATACACACATCAGTTCCTTTCCATTGCACCCATCCGTGAGGCTTTCCTTTATATTGTTCCTGAATTTTCCACGCTTCATCTGCGTTAATTGCTTTCTTGTGTTCTGCCATTTTATAAAGATTCTAAAATTTTATAATCATTAATTGTAAACTCCTTCATAGGTTTTTCCCAAAGA